TTTTGGATCCATTTTCTAATTCTATATTACCTTTATTCCAAACTATTATACCTTGTTGTAACCATTTTGGTAAATGTTCATATGCTAATTGTATTTTACCTAATAATTCTCTTGCTAATGATCCTTTGTTTGCTAGTATAGCTATACTTTGATTATCAGTAAATAAAACTAACCATAACATATATGCTGTTACTGTTGTTGATTTACCTGACTGCCTTGGAAGTTTATTTACTACAAATCTATCAGTATTAAATGTATTAACCATTTTTGTTTGAAAGTCATACATTTTAAAAGGTATTAAACCTTTATCAACATTTACTATTTGGATATATTTCTCAATAAAATAAACAGGATTTTTTGCACATTGTATATACTCTTCTATCTGTTCTTGAGTATATTCAATATTAACATTTCCTCTTTTTAGATTAGGATTACCTAAGTAATTTTCGCTATTCACTTTCTTTTCTTTTGTTAATGAATTTTTGTAAATCTGCTGTATTACCTACATAAAGTGAATTATTAACAGTTTTTGGACCTTCTGTTATATCTTTGTTTATTACTTTAATTTTTCTTTGTAGTTCTAATAGATCTTTATTTGTATCACTTAATGTTTTAACTAGTTGGCTTACAACTTCAAATGCTCTAGGATGTTGTGATTGTTGAGCTACATCTACTAATGTGTTTAAAGACTCTTGACCTTTTTCTATAATATTATACAAATTTTCTCTTGCATATTTGTAATCTATATCAGCTTCACTTTCACTATTATTTTCTTCAACTTTTTTAGCAACTGTTATTTCTGTTTGTTTTTTTGTTTCTGGTAAATTAAAAATACCTTCCATATTTTTTTCAAATTGAGTCATTATTCTTCTCCATCAAGATCAGTTTCATATTTTATAACAAAACCAAAATTATCATTAGCACTTATATTATCTATACTGATACTTTGTGAACTGTTTGCAGTAGGATTACCATTTGCATCAAGTCCTGGTGTTATAGTAATCTTTTCAATTCTTTTACCTTCTTGTAACTCTGTATTAGCACTGTTGATGAAGTCAACCAATGTTCTTTTGATAATACCAGATTTTTTAACAGGACCATAAATGTATCCTTTCACTAGAAAATCTAAATTATATATTAAACTCCTTCTAGTTTCAAAATCACCATCATAAGCATCCTCTGTAGTTACACTCTGTAATACAGTAGGTACATCATGTTTGATATTCATCTCTGGAATAATTTTTAAAGTTGTTGTCCATTCTGGAGTAAAAAAAGGAAGTATTTGTTCTAATATTTGCACACCATCATCAGCGTTTTTTACAAATACACTAAGACTAAAATTAAAATCATATGGTACTGGAGTAAATACTGTTTTTATACTATTATTAGAACCAGTAGAACCAACTGTGTTTACTCTTCGTTGTGTACTACTTAATTTTCTTTCAGGCATATATTGCATACCTGTCATTTCAAATCCCATTCTTGGTAAACTTACTTGAGATTGATTAGTTAACTCTGGATCTTGTGTTATTCTGACTAAGAACTTTTCCTTAGGTCCATATGCTATTGGAACTTTAAGAGCTTGTATTCTTTGTCCTGCTTTGTTAAATCTTTGAACAATTATATCATTAAATAATGTACCAAACATTACAACATATCTTCTTATTACTTGATTATAATACTGATGTCCAAACATTAATACCTATCTACTTCCGAGAATGGATTGCTTTCACTAAAGTCAATAACACTATCACCTTCAAATTCAAAGAATGAATTATTAGCTGCTCTATCAGTTGTTTCAATTGTAAACTCTTGAAGTAAACTACCACCGTCTTCTATTAATAACATAGTATCATCTTCAAGTTTAAATTGATAAGCAAGAGTACTAAGACTTTGTTTTGTTTCTATACTATCTATCTCTGTGTTACCAGTTCTAATTCTTTCACTGCTATATTTAAATAATTCACATCTAAGATCATAAGTTTGTAATCTACCAGTTTGATAGAATATTTGTTCATGTTCTACAAACTTAATTTCAAATAATTTATTTACTAATGGAAAGAATATTAGATCTCCTTCTTGAGGTCTTTCACTAGAAATTTGATAATTATTAACTCCTGTTGTTCCAGTTTCTAATATTATTGATTCTGTATTACTTGCTGCTGTATTTGATAGAAACTGTCTTGATGGTGCATCTGTATTTGCTGATTCTTGAAGATAATTGTATCCTACTTCCGTAGTTAATTTTTCAGTCTTTATTTGATCAAATCTTTTTCTTGCAACTGTTAATGTAAGTTGATCATTTATTTGTAAACCAAACTTACTCATAAAATCACCTTCACCTTCAAAACCTTCTACATTCTTAACATACATTTCAACATCTGCAGCAGTTTCATATTTAAGAAGTTTATCTTCTCCAAAAAGATGGTCAATCTCTTGGATACTTTTTGGCATATACTTTACGTTATGACCGTAAATTTTTATTGATTCTATTGTTAGATCTTCAACTAGATCTTGTTCATTTGGATAACTGAAGTTATTAAAATATACATTAGTTGCCACACTATCCCTCCATGTCCATCACTGGAAGCGAATAACTTGAAATAACTTCTTCTTCTAATCTTCTTTGTTCTTCTGTTGCCTCTTCCCATATTTTTTGACCATTAAAAGTCAATCCACCTGGAAGTTGTATTCCTTCAAACTTCTTTAAATTTTCACCCCATTGTCTTTTTATTAAGCATGTTGCATATCTTCTTAACCACCAGTCATTCCACATATCTGTATGAACATCTGGATCTATAACTGCATAAGCATCCATTAATACAAACTCTCCAACAACCAAATCTTCTTTAGCTATATCTATGTTTACTTTATTTTTATGTCTGTTGAATCTTATTGGTTGACTACCTACAAATATTTCTTCTAAATTTTCAACGTGTCTCATTGCTGTAACATATGGAAGATAAGTTGTAGATGTAAAATCAAATAGATCGTTCAAATGAATTTGATATCTAATGTTAAACAAATTACTTGATTGAGTACTATCTCCAATATCAAATAACCTAGTAACACCAATTATTTCTGGATCCTCGTTAGTAAGATCAATTTGTTTATTATCTTTTATTGTTTGAGTTATTTCTATTGGTTTTATAACTCTTTCTGTACCATCAAAATGGTAATCTCTATAATATGCTAAAGCATCATCTATTCTATCTTCAACTTGAGTATCGTCAATATTAATATCAACTACTGGTTTACCCAATGATCTGAGACAATATTCTTTGAATGTGCTTCTAGAATTTGGAACGGCCATAGTATCTCCTGTTGATACTATTTATACTTATTATTCGCTTGGAGCGTTTGGATCTTTTGGCCAGTTTTGTAGATGTGCAAGAACATTAACATCACCATTAGCATGATACGTTGTAGTATCTAAAGCAACTAAAGCATCAACATCTGATGCAGCATTTACTTTTGTTTCCATAATATTAGAATTAGCTCTTATTGAATTCATGTATGTATTAACATTTTTTGGAATAGCTGTTCCCGATTGAGCAAATCTTAATGTCATCCAATCATATTTAGAGATAAGAGAACCAGCTGCTTCTTTAATTTTTAGCGACCATGCTTCTTTTAAATCTGACATTGGTTTTGCAGATGATGCATATGTACCTACTACTGTTCCTGCACTATCATCAACTTTATGAGTGATTGCACCTATATTATAATAGAACTGATCCTTCATACCAGCTAAAGTGTATGAATATAGTCCAATTGCTTTAAGTTCTGCAGGTTTCCAAATTCTAAAAATAGATGATGGATACTGTACTCCATTTATAGTCATAGCTTTTGGACCATTTATGATCTCAATTACTTGACTTGCTTTAACTAATGCCCACATGTTTTTATCTCCTTATGTTATTTATTTATAAAAGTTTTTAGTTAATCATTAATTTTATTGTGCAGTAGTGGGGCTTGTACCATTACCAACAAATGGGTGTTGTGCAAACGCCATGTATACAAAAGATCCACCACTATTATTTACACCACTTCCACTATTTAATAGTTTAAAACCATTACTATAAAAGTCTACTCTATCAGCATCAAATTCAGCACCTGTTGTATCTGGAAATAAAATATCATTAACAGGATTGAATGGACTCCTTGTATTGTCTAATAACACCCAACTATTTGAACCATTAAGCCTTTTGATTAACAACCATGCCGGCTTGAACCCGAGGAAAATGAATGGACCATTTGCATTTCCATTTCCAGAATATTTTCCAAATTTTGAATATCCACTGACACTATGCCAGCAGTACATTAAATAAGTATATGTGTTTGTATTAACACCAGTAGACGTTCCTATAGAAACAACTGAACTTGTTGGTGCTGTTGAATTCCAAACAGTAGATGCACTTGCTTCTGTACTGGTGTTATGTAGTCTTAAATAGTAAGCAGCACTTGTCATTCCAACATGATATGTGGTAAAACCATCACCTGTATCATTACTTCTTGATTTCACCATTACCCATTCCGGAGCTGTTGATAACCCGTGTTCAACTGTTCCAGCACTACCGGTTCCAGTGTATTCCACTATACTAAAACCTGCTGTAGGATTAGCTTGAATTGTTGATGCTATTGTTGGAGTTGCACTGGTATTAGCAGTAGTAGTTCCACCATTACAGACCCAATTCCAAGAAACATAAGATTCACCACTTGTATTAATTTTGTCATCATCTTCAATTGACATACCACCTTTTAAAAACTTTTGTAATCCATCTGTAACAAGTGTTTCAGCAGCATCATCATCAGAAGTTAAACTTCTCTGTGGACCAACCGAACTATTATACAATTGATAACTATCAGTAGCATCTCTGTTTTTGATCCAAATAAAATCAGGTATTCCTTTTCCAGTCTCAGGTAAATTATCTTGTTGTAAAGCTGAAAAACCAGTTGGTGGGGTATGGGTGAAGGATTTTTGACCAAAGTTAGCTGTTACAATATCTGTTGAACCAGTGCCACCATCAGTAAGGCAAAATCTGTAAAAACCAGCAGTTGTGGATTTTGCAGAGATAATGCTCTGCCCACCAGTTCCAGCACTAGGATTTGCTGAATTTTGAAAAGTTCCATTTTTTGAAAAATATAATTTATCATTGTCTAAATCAACAGCTATTCCAATAACATCATTTGTAGTATATGAATTACCAAAAGTAAAACTTGTAGAGTTACCATCATAATCATTAAATAACTTACCATCAAGGGAATAATATCCATAAGCATCAAATCGTCTGCCCGTAAATTCATTTGTAGCAGTAAATCGGTCACTACCCATTATGCCAAGAACAAGTCCAGCACTTGATATTGAATCTACAGTAACTTCCATATAATACTTACCACTTACCATTCTTAGTGTGGATAGCCCTCCTGTCATAGAAGAAGAAGTTGCAAAAGTAACTTTTAAATTACCTTCAGAAAATGCACTTGCTAAATTCGGACCATTAACTGCACATGTTGCATGGTTTTGTGTAGGACTATCTGTAGTTATATCTCCAGCAACTAAATTAGTAACTGAAAAATCATTTGTATTACCACTTGTATCATCACCAATTGTTT